TTTCGGTGGGTGAATTAATCGGGCCCAGTTCGGGTGTTTTGGCTGTGGTTGTTAAAATCAATCCGATGGATGTTGTTTTTTCGGTCAGTGAAAACCAACTGTCTCAATTACGTCGTGAAATGCCCGATTTGGAACAGGTTCAGGCTCAGTTTGTGTTTTCGGATGATCAAGTCTATGATGAATTGGGAACGGTTGATTTTACGGATGTGGCCTTGGATGAACAAATGAATACCTTGAAAATGAAAGCAACATTTGAAAATCCGAAAAATCAATTGATTTCGGGGCAATACGGGCGTGTTGTTTTAAAAGGAAAAACACCCGTTCAACGTTTATTAGTGCCACAAAAATCGGTTCAACGCAACGCTTCGCAAGAATTCGTTTTGGTTGTAAAGTCGGATAACACAATTGAAAAAAGAACAGTTCAAACAGGCATGGAATTTCCCGATTACAAAGTGGAAATTTTGGATGGTTTAGCCGATGGTGAAGTGGTTGTTGTGGAAGGTTTTCAAAAGGTAGCTCCCGGGGCAAAAGTTGAAACCAACGTTAAACAATAATAATTGCTTTAAATAAAATATAACTGTTTGATATAAAACGAATAAGGAGATAGATATGATAGCAGACGCCTTTATTAAACGTCCCCGTTTGGCCAGTGTGATTTCAATTGTGATTGTATTGGCGGGATTGTTGGTTTTAACGGCTATACCCGTGGAACAATATCCCAATATCACACCGCCGTCTGTTACCGTGCGTGCGACCTATCCGGGGGCCAGCTCCGAAGTGGTTGAATCGACTGTTGCCCAACAAATTGAATCGGTGGTCAATGGCGTTGAAAATATGCTTTATATGAGCTCAACCAGCAGTGATGAGGGCCGTTATGAATTGACCGTTACCTTTGATATCGGAACCGATGCCAACATGAATGCTGTGAACGTTCAAAACCGTTTGAAACAGGTTGAATCTTTATTGCCCGAAGAAGTTCAACGTCAAGGTGTTATCGTGATGGCCAAGATGTCCTCAATGCTTCAGGTGTTGGCCCTGACTTCTGATGATGATAAATACAACGGTATGGATTTAACCAACTATGCCATTTTGAATGTGAAAGACGAATTGGCCCGCATCAAAGGGGTCGGGGAAGTTTATTTGTTTTCCAGCTTGGATTACAGTATGCGTGTTTGGTTAAATAATGATAAATTGAAAAGTTTAAATCTGTCCACCAATGAAGTTTTATCAGCCATTCGTTCGCAAAACATTCAGGCGCCTTTGGGACGTATCGGCACAATGCCCAGCCATCAGGAACAAGAATTTCAATTTGCCCTGACAACAAACGGCCGTTTGTCCAGCCCCGAAGAATTCGGTGAAATCGTCATTCGTGCCAATAATGACGGTTCTTATTTGTTATTAAAAGATATTGCCCGTATTGAATTGGGCACAAAGTCCAGTTCGGTTGAAACATTCTTTGACGGTCGCCCGGCGGCCGGTATGGCTATTTTCCAAGCCCCGGGATCCAATGCGGTGAATGTGGCCAACGCCATTCGTGAAAAAACACAAGAATTATCCGAACGTCTGCCCGAAGGGATGAGCTTTAAGTTTTTGGCCGATAATGCCCAGTTTGTGGAATCTTCCTTATCGGAAATTTTCCAAACATTGATTGAGGCCTTTTTATTGATTGTTTTGATAACTTATATTTTTATGGGGACTTTACGTGCCACATTGATTCCCACTTTGGCTATTCCCGTTTCTTTGATTGGTGCCTTTATCGGAATGAGTTTATTTGGTGTAACGGCCAACACAATTTCTTTGTTGGCATTGGTTTTGGCCATTGGTGTGGTGGTGGATGATGCCATCGTTGTGGTGGAAGACGTGGAAACCATTATGCACGAAAATCCCGAAATGGAACCGGCCAAAGCCGTTAAAAAATCCATGGATCGTATTACAGGACCGATTATTGCCATCACAATGGTGTTGTTGGCGGTGTTTGTGCCGGTTGCTTTTACACCGGGGATTTCGGGTATTTTATACCGTCAATTTGCCATAGCAATTGCCAGTGCGATGTTGATTTCGGGATTAAACTCTTTAACCCTCAGTCCGGCCGTGGCGACATTGATTATGCGTGCCAATCAACAACCGCCCAAGTTTATTCAAAAAATTATGGCGGGTATTGATAAAATGCGCAACCTTTATTCATCAACGGTTGGTAAAATGTTGCCTTTATCAAAGATTGTTTTGGTCTTTATCGCTTTGTTTGGATTGGCTGCTTATATTTTATTTCGTGCCACCCCATCGGGATTTTTGCCGGCCGAAGATCAAGGGGTTTTTATGATGGAGGCTCAATTACCCGCCGGTGCCAGTTGGCAACGCAGTAAGCGTGTTTCCGACGAAGTGTTAAAAAGATTAAAAACAATTCCCGAAATTGAAAGCGTGATGAATACGGTCGGCTATGGTGTGATGAGCGGATCGCCCACGGCAAATAATATCTTTTTTGTGGCCAAATTAAAACCTTATGAAGAACGCACAAAAAAAGGCCAAGGCGTGAACGATATCATCAATCGTGTATGGGCTTTGACGGCGGATATTAAAGAGGCAATTATTATTCCGTTTAACCTGCCACCGATTATGGGTGTGTCTATGACATCTGATTTTGAATATATGTTGCAAAGCACAACCGGTGCCAGCCCCGAGGAAATTTTATCCACGGCCAATGAATTGATTGCAAAAGCCAACAAAGACCCCCGTTTAAGTCACGTCTTTACGCTTTACACAACTGATTCTCCCCGTGTTCAATTAGAAGTGGATCGTAAAAAAGCGTTTGCGCTGGGTGTCCAAATTTCGGATATCTTTAACACGATGCAAACAATGCTGGGCGGAACTTATGTCAATGACTTTAATATGTCGGGTCGTACATGGCAGGTAAATGTCCAAGGTGATATTTCCGATCGCAGTGTGTTGGATGATATTTATAAAATCAATATCAAAAATAATCAAGGACAAATGGTGCCTTTGCGTTCGTTGGTATCCGTGCGCAAAACAATTGGCGCCCAAAGTATTCAACGTTATAACAACTATCGTTCTTTGAAAATTCAAGGTTCGCCCGCTTTAGGTCAAAGCTCTGGTTCGGCCATGTCGGCAATGGATGAATTATCCAAAGACCTGCCCGAAGATTATAAATACGCATGGACGGGTATGAGCTATCAGGAACGTGTTGCCAGCGGTCAAACATTTTTGATTTTTGGTATGGCGTTTTTGTTTGCCTATTTGTTTTTGGTGGCCTTATATGAAAGTTGGGTGATTCCTTTGCCGGTGATGTTTTCAATCGTTATCGGTGTTTTTGGGGCGATCGGTATGCTTTATTTAATGGGACTGACCAACGATTTATATGCTCAGGCCGGTATGATTGTTTTGATTGCATTGGCGGCCAAAAATGCGATTTTACTGGTTGAATTTGCCAAAGACGCTCATGCCAACGGAATGACGGTTTTTGAAGCCGCTAAACAAAGCGCTCATATGCGTTTCCGTGCCATTATGATGACCGCTTTTTCATCATTGGTTGGCTTTTTGCCTTTGGTTGTTGCGGCCGGCGCCGGTGCAATTTCACGTCGGGAAATTGGTTCATCCATTTTTGGTGGATTGGCAATGGCGTCATTTGTCGGCATCTTCTTTGTTCCGTTGTTATACGTGTTCTTCCAAAGTATTTTGGATTATTTTTGGAAAAAGAACAAAACTAAATAAATGTTTTGCCGTTAAAGGTGTATTTCTTTTTCGGCCCTTTGTGAAACAGAACAACCACCGCCATCGGCCAGCATTTCATTTAAAATTTGAATTTCTTCATCTTCGTTTAAATAGAATGAATACATATAACACCTCTGGTATCAGAGTATTTGGAGAAAGATGAAAAGTCAATATAAAATTAAAAAAAGATGAAATACTTCTTGCAATTTAAAAAAAAGTTTGATATAATTCCGAACGATTGGGGTGTCGCCAAGTGGTAAGGCAACGGTTTTTGATACCGTCATTCGTTGGTTCGAATCCAGCCACCCCAGCCAATCTGGACAGTGTCCAAATTTTGAAGCATATCAAATGGCTTTTGTAGCGTAAATCCAAGGTTTCCCTTGTCCAGTTCAAGAGTTCGCAGGACGAATTTCAAGAACATCCGCTTTTGGTCGGTGTTTTTGCTTAAACTGTATATTTTCCAGGCATTAGAAGCGAGTTCGCACAATTCAAACAGTGTTTCATCAAATTTGTCATTGCCGGCTTCATGGGCCTTGATTTTGGCTTCTAAATTGTGGCGTTCATCGTGAAGCTGTGTCCGCTTCGTTTTATAATCTTCTTCATCAATTTTGTTGTCAAGGTATAGGTCCATCAATCGGTCAAGCCGATCATTCGTTTTTGTGAGTGATGCTTTCAAACTGGCCACTTCATTTTTATGGAAAGCGACTTCCGCTTCCTTCGTGCTGCGCAACTTTTCCTTCAAGGCCACAAGCAACCCTTCCGGCATTTGAAGGCTTTTGAGTATCATTTCAATCTGATTGTCAATTTCCTGTTGCGGAATATACATCCTCTTGCCGTTTTCATCAAAACAAATCACATAAACAAATTTGCCCTTCTTTGTGTCCGTTGAACAAATCTTCCCGGAATGCTTGCACCGGATAAGTCCCCGGTATAAATAATCCAGGGATGAGTATTTGAACGCTTTGGCCGCATTGCCTGCCATGACATCCTGACAGCGTTCCCACATTTCCCTTGAAATAAGCGGTTCATAAACATGGCGGACCAAATCACCCTTTGACCGCATTTCCCCATAGTAAAACGGATTTTTGAGCATGTTCTGAATGACGGAATTGCTGACGGGCTTTTCTTTGTATGTTAAAAGGTCCATTGCCCGGGCCTTTCGTCCAAGTTCCCGGATGGAAGTTTTTCCCAGGGAATAAATTTCAAACAGTTGCCGGACCTTTTCGGCCATAACTGGATGTGGACGGATGCAACTTTTGTTTTCCTCGTTCTTGTAGTTCTGATAACCGATCGGGGCAAGTCCGGCCCATTCCCCATGCTTGACTTTATAATCCAGGGACCGGCGGACATTTTCGGACAATTGAAGAATATAGGACTTTGCGCCCATGATGGCGAAATCCCACATCATAATGTCGGTTGCTCTTGCGTCCTTATGGATGACAAGACCTTCCCGGCAAAAGTGGATTTCAATCATCCCCTTGTTGACAAGCTCGTTTAATCTGAATTGCTCTTTGAATGAACGCTGAATTCTGTCCACTGAATCAGCGATGAGGGCGACCTTTTCTTTTTGCTTTTCGCAAAATTGAATGACGGCATTGAATTTCTTGCGATCGCCACGGGTGGACGATTCAACGATTTCAAAGGATTTGATAACATCAAGCCCCTTGCGTTTCGCATATTCTATAAGGCGCGTATTTTGGGCGGAAAGACTGTGTCCTTCTTCCTGTTCCTTTGACGACACCCTTGTCAATATAACAGCCTTCATTCTTTAATCCTTGCCACATTATTCTTAAACTTTGGAAAGCCCCCACCAGGCATTGAGCCGCGAATTCTGCGTCCCCCTTTTTCAACGGGGCCGGGTATAACTCGCTGATGGTTGCTTCCAAGGTTTTCATATCCTACACCATTTTGACCTAAAAATCAAGTTTAATTACGAAATATCGCCATGTTAAAAGCAACGCGGCGAATATTGAAATACCGCTTGCAAGTAGTAAAAATTTTGTTTCTTCCATATTTTCCCCCTTTAATCCTTTATGAAATAATTCAAAATGTGTTTTGTTAGGCCGGAATCGCTGATGCTCTTTTTAGAGCAATCATTCGGTATCATGAATTGAACCTGATGCGGAACCTGGCCGCGTTCTGACATTTCAATGACAATGCGCTTCATAGAAGATGATGTGCTGATGTCCAGGTGAATGACCATTTCTTCTGTTTTGAATTTTTTCATTTTAGGTTTTCCTTGTTCTTTGAAATTATGTCCAATTGAAATTTGCGCAGGACCACCAACGAATTGAGAGTGCATTCCATCACATCAATCTGATAGTTGGCTTCAAGCTGGGTCATCTTGCCGGCTTCCACATATTTCGGATAAACACGCTTGCGCATTTCAATTTCACGCTTGACCCCTTTGATTTGTTCTTCTAGTGTCATTTTTTTACCGTCCTTTTTATTGGTTTCTTAAAATATACGATGACCGTCCCGGAATTGTTTTTGAGTTTTGGCTGTTTTGTTTCCGGGTCAATAAAAGACACTCGGCCGCGCAAAATCTCAAAATGAAAGTATGGATAAATAAAAGTCTGAAACGCATGACTATCCATACAATTCAAAGGAAGAATCATCACAACGATTGGACATTGATAGAATTGGACTTCCATGTATGCCTTTTTCATGAATTCTGCTTTTCGGCTGAACGGTGGATTGCAAAAGACGCGTTCGTTTTTCCAACTCATTTGAAGGGAATCAACACCTTTGTCATGATAAAATCCTTTTTTGCATTTGCAATTATCAGAAGTGCAAGCAGCATCAACTGTAAAATTGAAAATGTCGTTCAATTGATCGTATAGTTCTTTCGGTGTTTCAAATTCATCATTTCCTTTGACATTCATTTTCATACGACATCCACCTCTATCTTCCAGTCATTTGCAATCAAATCATCTATTTCAAATTCCCCGTCAATTCTGGTGCCATGCAAATCAACTTCAATCCAACAAAAGTCCATCCCATACTTTCTGTTTACAAAACAGCGAATAGCACCGTGGCTTTGTTCTGCTTTCTTGTATGCTTTTTTAATTGCCGTTAGTAGTTTCATTGTTCACCTGCCTTTTTGCCGGCGTTAGCAAAACGATCGCCGTCTTTGTCCTGGGTATAATACTTTTTCAGATATTCAAAAGCGGTGTCCGGGTCATTTGCGGCAGGATATTCATAGTCCACAAGTTCCCCGTTCTCATCTTCATGTTTGTCCTTTACATTTCCGAAAGCATAGTATTCTATGACCTTTTTGGCTTCTTCCAGTTGCAACGCTGCCGCGCATAGGCTCGCATAAATATCAACGCAATCCGTTTCCATCACTTCCCCCTGTCTAAATCTTCCGCGGCCTTTTCAACGCTTTTTGCAACACCTTTTAGAACGCTTGATGCGCCACAGGTTATGATGGAAAGCATTCCATCGGCTTCTTCGTTTTTGTTCTTACCGGACAAATCCTTCACAAGTTCATCAGCGCACCGAATAGGGGCAGAAGCCAAATCAATCAATGAATCAAAAAATCCCATGACTTCCCCCTTATTCTGATGTTTCAAACAGGTGGGCCAAATTACAAGCCGATTGCCCAATATAGATGTGTTCTTCCGGGGCGATGTATTCATTATAAACGCATCCGGTTTCCTGGACCTGGAAGGCCGCGAACCATCTCTTTTCCTTTTTGTCCGGTGGACACACTGCCAACAGGACCTTTGTTTGTTTTTCTTTTGGATTGCGCCATATTTGGCCAACCTTAAATTTTACTTTTTTTGTCATTTTCTTATCCTTTCGCAAAGTCAAACAGATTTGTTTTGACCAATTTATATTGTTTGAATTTCGTCTGATCGCCGTAGCGGTTCGTCCGATGTTTCCATTCATCGGTAATGTTCAAGCACTTGTTATGGCGCAACCTGTGAATGATTGAGCTTAAACGCGTGATGCCGTATTCCATGAATGCTTCCCAACTTGTGATGCCTTCTTTGTTATCACGAAGGTGGCGTTCAATCATTTCGTCCTGATTCATCTTGTCCCCCTTCTGTGTCTTTTCTGAATTGCAAGAAAGCGTTGAACAGGTTCATCCGTCCTTCTTCCCCAACATACTCATTGAAAAAAGATTCAATGACGGTGAAGGCGTTTTCAACCTTGCTTTTTGTTGGCACCTGGATTTTAACCTTGACATTCTTTTTGAATGCGCTGGTCAAAAAATCCGTCAAAGTGTCCTTCTTATACGGAATCAGTTCCGGGTTTCCTGGAATTTTGGCGTATAATTCACACCCAACACAGGAACACCCAAGCGGAATGATTGCAAAGTTTTCCTCATTTTTCACGCCATGGAAATCTTGAATTGCTTCACCCTTCGTCAAATGCCATTCTTTTGAATGGTGTTTGCACTTTGGACAATGAACAAGAAAAACTTCGTTATCGTGCTTCCCATCAAAGGGGACATAGTGCAAGGTTTCCGCTTCTGTCCCACACTTCGGGCAAATAATTTTTTCTTTCATGGCACCCCCCTTTCTCTGATTACTTCAAAAAGGCCAAAATCAAAGTGGCGGTCAATAACAGGGCAATAGCAATTTGCAAATATTTCACAATCCTTTTTGCCTTGCGTTCTCTATCGGCAATTGAAATGATAAAGAGTTCCACAAGTTCGGCGTTCCGAATTCCAAGTTCCATTGTCGTTGTAATGTTGCCGGATTTCAAAGCGTGTTGAATGTTGCCGACAGAATATCCGGTGATTTTGGATAATTGTTCAACGGTCCATTTACGGGCGGCCATTATTGTTTTTAAGTCTTTACATGTCATCATGGTATTAGTCCTTTCTGATAAAATCGTTTGGGTTGAATTTGGCACCATTTTCAGCGATGTGTTTTTCATCTTCATCACGGTTGATGCCTTTCCCGTGGCCGATGTAAAGTTTTCTTTGTTTCAAGACTTCATCTTCTACTTCCACAATGCCGACAACAGAGCCGTCTGTTTGTGGATACCAAGCGCTAGTGATTATTTTTGACATTGCTTTCCCCCTTTCGTTAAAATGGAATGTCATCGTCAAAGGTTGATGCCGGTTGAGAATCCCATCCGGCTTCCTTTTCCTGTTGGTTTTCTGTTTGTTGATTGTCTTGTTTCTTTCCTTGTTCACGGTCCATCAGCTTGAAATATACCTTTTGAAGCAAAAGGATGAGCCGCGGAAGGTTGTCCGGGAATGTGTTGATTGATTCCCTGGTCCATTCGCCATTTTTGTCTTTATAGCCGCGCTGGACACAAACGGAAAGATATTCCTTCATGTCCTCGGTTTTTCGTTCAAATACGGACACGCTGAAATTATGGTCGCGGATTGAAAGAATTGGTGGTTTTTTATCTGTTGCCATGATTTCCCCCTTTCGTTATGATAATCTGACAGGCATTAAAACAATTTGGAAAAGCCATCCGTTGACCTCTTTTTCCCAAAGGGCCGCTTGATTTGCATCCCCTTGAATCGGTTGGATGAAAGAACTGCCTAAAATCTTTTTGACAATGTTCATATAATCGGGATTGAAGGCTGTATATTCTGTCGCTAGTTTGTCCGTTTTAGGAATAGATATTTTATAGTCTGGATATATCTCATCAATGATTTCACAAGCGACAAGCGGTTCAGCGTGTAAAATGCCGACCTTGTCATCAAAGGTTTCAAGCTGGGCATGAGGGAAAGCCGGGTCCGTCTTTCCGATCTTGCTGCACAATTTGACAATGATGCCGTCTTTCAATTCTTCTGTATCAATTTTTTCGCAAGCGTGGACAAGGATGTGTCCATTTGTTCCGACATAGTGTCGCAAGCCACCATCATCTTGAATGAAGATTCCGCCGATAGCCGGTATCGCTTTGTCTTTTGATACTGCCAATTGGCAATCTTTCATCAATTCCAGGTTCACTGCGTATGTTTTCTTTTCCATTTTTTATTTTCCTTTCGCTGTCCAATGGGCTTCAAAGGCCTGCGCAAATTCAGGCGTTTTGTTGATGAAGTTCACCATTGTGTTGATTCTTCCAAGTAGGATTTGCGTGTTGTCGGGTTGTTTGAAATAAGATTCTGTCCAAACTTCTTTGCGATCGCTGACCAAATATTCAAATTCTTCAATCGGCGTGCATTCCATGTAAAGCAGGTGTTGAATGCTTCCTTCAAATTTCCCGGTGTCATAGTGGCCGGTGTATTTAATATCAAAGATTTTATTTCCTTTGATTACATCGGCTTTCCCATAAAGCAGATAGTCGCCAATGCGTTTTTGAACGACCTGCTGCCAATATCCGCCTTTTACAATTTCAGCGATTTCACGGACACAAGGGTCTTGACTTTCTATGCCTTTGTTGGTCATGGCATAGATTTCATTTTCAAAGTCAATTCCCTTTTGGATGGCTTCGGTTGGGGGAACCGGGACTTTGTTCAGCACATTCAGGAAGTCCTGACGGGCCTTCAAGTCGCTTTCCGGTGTCCCCTCAAAGGAAGATTCCGCGTAATAGCGATATGCATTGTATAGGCTGGCCGTAATTAAAAACGCCATCTTATGCCCCCAATTTTTGAATGAATACTTTTGCGACCTTGTCGTATGTTGCGCCAATGTCGGATGCTTTACTGTTCAATTCATGCTTCCAAAAGAATTCACTGTCCCAAATCTTTTCCAGGTTCTTCAATTCCTCAAAGACTTCATTCAATGTGGCCAAATCTTTGACCGTGGCAATCTTCTCGGTGATGACACCTTTCAAAGCGTTGTATTTATCCAGCATTTCGCTTTCTTGTGTCCGGCGTGCGTTCACCGCTGCGACGATGTAATCCTGGAAGAAAGTGTTTCCTTTTACTGTGTCTGGAATTTCAATCACGGGTTTCAATCCCAAGGAATTTTTGGCATAGTGTCTTTCAGTTGGTGAAAATGAAATCGTGCGTGTGTTGCCTTTCATTTCCATGTAGCCCATCAAGTCCAACTCTTTGACAATATCCTTCCCGGATGAACCGGCCACATCAGGGCGAACAAAACGGACCTCGCCATCTTTATCTTCTTTTTCATGGGCCACAAAGATGACGGACTTGTTTTTGGATGCGATCAATTTCAATAAGTTTTGGAATTGAATCTTGACGGCACCCCATCCTTGCATTGACAAATTGCCGTTGCCTTGTTTCAATTTTGGGTTATCTTTGGCCACATATTCGCCGATGCGGTCAACACATTTGCCCAAGGTGTCAATGACGATTGTGTCAAATGAATCAAGTTCGTTGCCGTTTAACAGGTCCAACACTTCCTTGAAGTTATTGACGGGCAATGAGGGGCAGCGAAAGCGTATTTCCACGCGACCGATACCACGATCAAAGTCAATCAATGCTGGTCTGCTTGCTGACAAAGCGGCTGTTGTTTTGCCTGTTCCAGGTTGCCCATAAATTAAACATGAAATCGGGGCGTTGTTTTGGATTTCATTAGGTTGTTTTAATAACATTTTATTTTTCCTTTCTTATTATATTTTTTATAAAGTTCTTTATTAGAACAATCTTATAATTACATTTTTGGTAGTGAAATGTCAATAAAAAAATTACCATTTCGGTAATTTATTTTACAAATAATTGAAATACAATGAAAAATTTTTACAAAAATTTTGCAA